ATTTACATTCGCTTCCCAGAAGTTTTTAGGGAAGACGAATCTATCACCTCTTTCGTTGAAGGAGGAGATAGGAATAAAAAGTACTTCACAGCGTCTTGAGCTAGCACTTCGTGCCGTTCGGAGAGGGTGGCTCGCTGAAAAACCTACTGTAGCACGTTTCCTGAGACTACTCTTGCGTCGACGTGACTACGTCAAGTCTACGCTCGAGTGGAATCAAGGGAAACTAGGGGCAAGGGTCCAAGCTGCTCTCATCAGTGCGTTTGGTCTCGCAGGACGTTTGTTAAAACGTCTTGGATTCCAAGCGTCCGGGTCAATACCTTTCCTACTTGCAGTGCAAGGTAGGGTTCAGGCGTTAGCCGGAGACGAGAGGCACTTGGACAGTAAGATTGTATCTTACATTAAGGAGCTTGATCTACTCTTAGCGACCGTAACAGCTCGTCGAGCTATTACGAAACTTCGAGAAATGATCAAGAATCTTAAGTCTTCTCATAAGCGATTCTCTATTTGGGATTCTGGTCTCGACGAGACTGGTCTCCTTCCTAGAGCGTCACGAATTGAGAAGAAAAGGTACACTCCGAACCTCCCAGGTAAGTCTCCTTACCAGAAATGCGGAGCAGGGGGGCAGTCTGCCCCTCCGTTCAGCATGGAAGTGATGGGCCTACATGATAGAGCCATTTGGCTTGTCATATGGGATTCCTTCGCTTCCCTCTGGAAGAAGGTTTATCCTGACCTCATTACTGATTTGATGAATTCTCACCGCCAAGCTGGTGGTGGAACCATTGTCTCAGTAACTTTCGGCGGCGAGACTCTTGCCGGTCCTCAGGTAGCACCCGAGAGACCAGGTGGGAGAAATCGCCGACGAAAGAGGTTAGGAGGGACGAAGACGACGGAGGAGGTGGTTTCTGCGACACGAGAGCTGGAGAGTGATCTCCAGGCTCTCGCTGCTGTCCAAAAAGTTCCTGCTTCGCAGGTTCTTCAGGAAGCAGCAGAAAGAAGCGACCTCCAGAGAGCACGCGACAGTCTCCGTCTGCAGCTTATTGAGGCTGAGGAAATGGGACTCCCCGTAGGGGAGGAACATCCACTCAAGCCTAGCCTTGAGGCTCTCG